GTTACCGTTTGCATTACGCAAATGAAACAGGATGCTACGAAAAATAGTTGATTAACCCTATGATAGGGCTTATTGTGACGGTATCGCTTCAGAGGAAGCGAACCCCCTATACACAGAAAGGCAGGGCAAAAATGACCGGTGTCCAAGAATCGTCGACTGCATCCAACAACGACAACGCCATGATGGCAGCGCAGGCGGACGACTTATCGCCGCAATGGACGGACATGGAAGTAATGCGCGCGGGAATCGGCGCAATACCGGCCGACAAGCGCCAGGCAACTCTGGCCGCGCTTATGTCGATGATTGGCGGCGACACAACGGATACGGTCACGGAATCATTTAACGCTTGACGATACTGCATAGGTATTGGTATCATTTGTCTACCGTGACACAAGTGCGTGAAACGGTTCCTCCTCTGCTGATCTCCCCCGGTCAGTTTCGGCTCGCCCACTAGGCTTGAGCCGTTTTTTCTTCAGCAAGGCGCTGCCCGACACGATCGAGCGGCGCCTTTTTGCTTCATGTGTCCACCTGCGGCGCCCCACCGCTGGCAGCCGGGAAAGACCGGCGTTCTCACGCATGGCGATTTAGTGGGTTATGGCTACTCCACGTGCAACAAAGCCAGGTTGCAGCGGGTCGCCAGCCGTGAGAGTGCATACACGTGCAAAACGAGCGTGTGGTTGCGTTTCCGACCCTGCGGGGTAAATGCGCCACTCTCAAACAAAAATGCCCGCGCTCGGCGGGCTTCTCGTCACGTCAGATCGGGCTATAACCGCAGCACCGGATTGCGATGCGAGCGCATGGTCAGTGCCGCGCAGGGTGATCGTCACTCTCAAGGCGCTCCATCCACTTGATGGCTTCGATCTCGCTGTCGCTGCGAATCCAGTGCTCGACCAGGTTTCGCAGGATCGCGTAAGAGCGGGCCGTGTCTTTCTCCTTCAGTGCCAGGCGAATCTGCGGCAGATGGTATTTCGCCTCGCCGCTCTGCAGCGCACAGATGATGTCGTCATCCGACAACGCTTCGTTGCGCGCCGCAATCAGTTCCTCTTTCTTCTCCGCGATCAGCTCGTCGCGATGCTCGTCAGCATCGATCAAAGCCTCTCGCTTCGATAATAAGCGGTCAAAGTGCGCCTCACGCGCGATGTCGAATACTGCTGCCATGATGGTTCCCCGATAGGTTGGTTTCGTTCCGCGCTTCCGTAAGCGCATGTCCGTACGATACCGTGACAGTATCCGTCACGCAAGTGTTTTCTTTGAAGTCTTTGCTGCGCGGATGCTTTGCGCGTTCGCTCGTCCACATACGATCCCGCCATAGAATCGGAGAGAGTCATGAGCACATACGTTTTGCTGGTCGCTTTGTGGTTTGGCGTCGCTTGCGTGGCAACCCTGCTCGTGATGGCGGTCGGCGTCATGTTCGACGGCTGGCAGGACTTGAATTTCGACGAGCCCGAGCCGCACGCACAGATCGCGGATGACGTTCACCTGGCGAAAGTCGCGCTGATGGCTGACGCAATGAAGGCGGATCGCGAGGAAGCGTTCGCCAAGTACATGAAAACGCCGGCTGACGCTGTGCCGATCATCCGAAAGGAGGGCGCATGAAGTTCGCCGCGTGGTGTATGTGCTGGCCGCTGCTCGGCGTGATGTGGTTCTGCGCGACGCTTGGCGATTCGATGGCGGACGCAGTAGACGGGCTTGATCGAGTAATCAACCGGCTTGGCGACTTCATCGACAGCGAGGACGCATGAGCCGCATCGACCCGCACGCAGACATCGACACGTTATCCGACGCTCTGGCGGTCGCCATGCATCACATGTATGTGACAGGCGCACTGGAAATGAACGAGGACGCTGTAGAGCTTCTCGTGCAGCGAGCGGCCTGTTACGAGCAGGACGACCTGATGCAACTATTCGAAGCCGCCGCGCAGATCATGGCGCGCAGTAGGGCAGTGCACTGAACACTCGGGTAGGCGGTGTGAGCCCTTACATCTACCGCAGCCGCACAGGAAGCGTAAGCGAACCACTCCGCCCGCAAGGGAACTCTGGTCGCGCCGGGTGCGGCAACCCCTCTTTCGCGCGCTCCCGGTCAGGGCAGGAACCCGGCAACACATACGGGCCGGAAGCGCGCACCCATCAAAAGTAGACGGATTTAGACGGAAATAGACCCAATGGCTAAAGGTGCCAAGACTGGCGGCCGAGTCAAGGGCACGCCGAACAAGAACACGGCTGACATTCGCGCGCTCGCACAGAACTACGCGCCCGAGGCGATCGCCATGCTTGCCACGATCCTGACGACGAGCGAGAACGATTCGGCGCGCATATCTGCGGCGAAGGAACTGCTCGATCGCGGATATGGCAAGTCGACACAGGCTGTCGAGATGACGGGCAAGGATGGCAACCCGCTCGAAGTGACGCAGATCGTGCGCCGGATTGTGGACCCTGCCGGGAGCGCTTAATGTCCGATCTCGTCATTGATACGCCGCGGGTGTACGTGCCGCTGCTCGGGCCGGCTCGCTACAAGGGCGCACACGGCGGGCGAGGCTCGGGCAAGTCTCACTTCTTTGGCGAAATGCTGATCGAGCGGTCGATCATGGAAAAGACGGACGCCGTTTGCGTTCGTGAAGTGCAGAAGTCGCTGAAGCAATCTGTCAAGAAGCTGCTTGAGGGCAAGATCGAGGCGCTAAACGCTGGTGCATATTTCGACGTGCAAGACGCGCAGATCAAGTCGACGCATGGCGGCCTGATTATCTTTCAGGGTCTGCAGAACCATACGGCCGACTCCATCAAGTCGCTGGAAGGGTTCGACATCGCATGGGTAGAGGAAGCGCAGAGCGTCAGTCAGCGCTCGCTCGACATGCTGCGGCCGACGCTGCGCAAGCCCGGCTCCGAACTGTGGTTCTCATGGAACCCGAGCGCGGCAACCGATCCAGTCGACGCGCTGCTGCGATGCAGTGAGCCCCCGCCTGGCTCGGTCGTCGTCGAGGCGAACTACATGGACAACCCCTGGCTCCCCGAGGAGCTGCGGGACGAAATGGAGTACGACAAGCGCCGCGACCCGGACAAGTATGCGCACATCTGGCTCGGCCAGTACCAGCAGAACAGCGAAGCGCGCGTGTTCAAGAACTGGCGCATCGAGGAATTCGAGCGGCCGGAAGGCACGATCCACCGTCTAGGCGCTGACTGGGGCTTCTCCGTCGACCCAAGCGTGCTGATCCGCTGCGACATACAAGGCAACAACCTCTACGTCGATTACGAGGCGTATCAGGTCGGCTGCGAGATTGTGAACCTGCCCGAACTGTTCATGAGCGTGCCGGACGCTGAGAAATGGCCGATTACGGCTGACTCCGCGCGCCCGGAAACGATCAGTCACATGCAGAAGAACGGCTTCCCCAAGATTCGCCCGGCTATCAAGGGTGCGAAATCGCTTGAGGAAGGCGTCGAATTCCTGAAGTCGTTCGACATCATCGTGCATCCGCGCTGCAAGCACCTGATCGATGAACTGACGCTCTACAAGTACAAGGAAGACCCTCTTACGGGCGCCATCCTGCCGATTCTCGACGACAAGGATAACCACGTCATCGACGCGTTGCGGTACGCCTGCGAGGGCGCACGACGCGCCGGCAAGGCTCCGAAACCACAACCGAAACCGACGATTCGCCGCACCGTGATTGGTGGTGGCGCCTGGATGGGCTGATATGAAACAGGGTGACAGATTCCGCTTCGCAAACAGTCTTTCCCCAAATGACGGCGTGTTGGTGGAGTACATCAGCGAGCCCGGCTATAGCGTCATTCATGATGCGTACCGCGACGATTTTGCAAACGTAAGGATCGTCGAGGGTGAAAAATCAGGCTTTGTGTCCGCATGCGACAAAAACCATCTGACGCCGGTATAAATAAATGGCACGCAAAAAGCAGGAAGACCCCAAGACAAAGATTGTCAGCGAGGCGAAAGAGCGTTTCGCGCGTTGCGAGGAAGCAGAGAGCGAGTTCCGCAAGCGCTTCGTCGAAGACCTGAAGTTTGCTAATGGTGACGCCGACAACGGCTGGCAATGGCCTGATGCGATTCGCAATGCGCGCGATGGCGACAGTCGACCGTGCCTGACGATCAACAAGACGCGTCAGCACAACCTACAGATCATCAACGATGCGAAGCAGAACAAGCCGAGCGTCAAGACGCTGCCCGTCGACGGCGACGCCGACATTGAGATCGCCAAGATTCTCGACGGCATCGTGCGCCACATCGAATACAACAGCCACGCCGAGATTGTCTATGACACGGCGACCGAGTTTGCTGTGCAGGCTGGTCTTGGCTACTGGCGCGTGGTGTGCGAATACGCGCACGACGGCTCGTTCGATCAGGAAATCTTTCTGCGCCGCGTCAAGAACCCGCTGACGGTCTACACCGACCCGGATATTGAGTCTGCCGACGGATCGGATATGAAGTTCGCCTTCGTGTTCGAGCAGATGAGCAAGACGGAATTCGAGGCGACCTATCCGGGCGAGGAAGCGCAAAGCGTCGTGTTCGGTGACGACTCGACCGGCGATGACTGGATCGGCAAGGACAAGATTCGCGTGTGCGAATACTTCCGCAAGACGCACAAGACCGACACGCTGATCAATCACCCGATCAACGGCCCGATGATGCTATCGGACGTGCAAGACCCGGAAGAACGCAAGGTCATCGAGAACGATCCGAGCGTGCAGAAGCGCACGGTCAGCACGCCGGTTATCACCTGGTATCTCATTGCCGGCGACAAGATCATCGACGAAAAGCCGTGGGCGGGGCGTTATATCCCGATCGTGCGCGTGATCGGCGAGGAAATCGTCATTGACGGCAAGGTGGAGCGCAAAGGCCACACGCGCAACCAGAAGGATGCGCAGCGCATGTACAACTACATGAGCAGCGCCAACGTCGAATACATCGCGCTTCAGACGAAAACGCCATTTGTCGGACCTGCCGCAGCCTTCGAGGGATTCGAAAGCGAGTGGGCGAACGCGAACAAGGACAACCTGCCGTATCTGCCCTACAACGCGTGGGACGAGTCCGGACAGCCTATCGAGCGTCCGCAGCGCGAGCAACCGCCTGTAGGCGCTTCTGCGTACCTGCAAGGCATGCAGACGGCGCAGCAAGAACTGATGATGACGACCGGCCAATATCAGGAGCAGTTCGGCCAGCAGTCGAATGCTCAGGCAGGCGTCGCCATTCAGGCGCGGCAACGGCAGGGCGACCGCGCAACGTATCACTTCATCGACAACGTTGCGCGCGCCATCCGATACACCGGCCGCATCCTGATCGACCTGATCCCGAAGATTTACGACACGCAGCGCGTGATCCGCATCATCGGCGAGGACGGCACGGAGACGTTCGCGCAGTTTGACCCGGACCAGCAACACCCGGTCGGATTGCCTGACGGGCAGCCGGCGCCGCCTGAGAGCGAGCGCGATCACCTGAAAGACGTGGCGCTGATCTACAACCCCGGCATCGGGCGCTATGACGTGACGGTCGAAGTCGGCCCGAACTACGAAACGCGTCGTCAGGAAGCGTTCAATGCGCTCACGCAGATCATGAGCCAGGATCAGGAACTGATGAAGGTTGCCGGTGACCTGCTGTTCAAGGCTGCCGACTTCCCGATGGCTGACGAGGTTGCTGAACGCCTGCATCGCACGATCCCGCCTGCAATCTTGGGCGATGGTCCGAGCCCGCAAGAGCAGGACATGCACCAGAAGATGCAGCAGATGGGCCAGATGATCGAACACCTGTCATCGCAGCTTCAGCAGGCGCAGCAGGGCAAGGATCAGCAGGAAACAGACATCAAGGCGTATGACGCTGAGACGAAGCGCCTGCAAGTCATCGGCCCGGCCGTCGACCCGCAGATGATCTCGCACCTGGCGACGCAGGTCGTGATTCAGATGATGCAGGAAGGAGGGTTGCCGCAAGGCGCTCCACCGCCCGACCCGTCGCAGCAGATGCAACAACAACCGAGCCCGCCTAGTGCGGGTTTTTCTTTGCCCGCTCAATAAGGAACAAGAATGCCCGGCTACATCGGAATTTTGCAGGACGGCTCGAACCTGAAGCCGGTCGACACGCTGTTCATCATCCGCCAAACCCTCACGCCCGCATCGGTCGGCGCCAACACGAGCGCTGAACAGACGTTCGCTGTGCCCGGCCTGCAGCTTGGCGACTCGATCGACATCAACAAGGCGTCGCATCAGGTCGGTCTGTCGATCGGCAACGTGCGCGTGTCCGCGGCAAACACGCTGGCGATCCAGTACGTGAACACGACCGGCAGCCCGATTGTGCCGACCGCCGAGCAATACATCATCGGCGGCCAGCGCTAAACCGAATTCGCATTAACCACCGTACCGGCGCGGCATCACCGGGCTAAATCCTTGGCCAAGCCATGCAAATCGAAGAAAACGCAGCACTGCAACAAGAAACCGTCACGCCTACGGAGTTGGAACAGGCGCAACAGCCCGCAGAAGTCAGCACGGAACCGGGCGCCGAGCAAACCGCAGCAGCAGTCGAGCAGCCGCAGCAGGAAAAGCCCAAAAGTGATTGGGTCCAACGGCGCATCGACCAACTGACGCGTGAGAAACACGAGGAAAAGCGACAGCGCGAAGCACTCGAAGCGCAATTGCGTCAGCTTCAGCCGCAGACCGAGCACCAGCCCGGCCAGCAGATGACGCCTGACCAGATTCGCGCAGAGGCAAAGCGGCTGATTCAGCAAGAGAAGTTCGACGAAGCCTGCAACAGCGTATTCGACGCGGGCAAGAAGGAATTCTCCGCTGAATGGGACTCATCGCTGCGCACGTTCCAGATGCTTGGCGGCGCTCCCGCTGAGTTTCTGGAAGCCGTCACGTCGATGGATCACGGCCACAAGGTGCTTCATGCACTCGGCCAAGACCCGGAAGCCGCCGAGCGCGTTCTTTCCCTCCCCCCGTTGCGCATGGCGCTTGAGCTCGCCCGCCTTGAGGCGAAGGTAGCTCAGGCATCCCCTCCGAAACAAGTTTCCAAAGCGCCCGCACCGATTACCCCGGTCGGCGGGAAGTCCGCGCCTGTTGAGCCCGCAGAGTTCGGGTCGACGGCCGAGTACATCGCTTGGAAGAAACGAAACAAAGGCTGATAAATGGCAAATACGCTTCTCACCCCGACCAAGATTCTCGACGAATCGCTGATGATTCTTGAGAACAACCTGACGTTCTCCTCGCGCATCAACCGCGAATACAGCAAGGAATTCGCTGTCAGCGGCGCGAAGATCGGCTCGACCGTCAACGCACGTAAGCCGAACCGCTTCGTCGGTACGACCGGCCCGGCACTGAACCTCGAAAACGTGAACGAAACGTCGGTTCCGATCACGCTGACGACCCAGTTTCACGTTGACTTCACGTTCAGCTCGCAAGAACTGACGCTGGTTGTCGACGAGTTCGCCGACCGCTACATCAAGCCGGCAATGGCGACGATCGCCAACAAGATCGACTTCGACGGCCTCGCGCTCGCGGGCAACGTTGCAAACAGCATCGGCACGGTCGGCACCACGCCGAACGATATCTCGGTTCTGCTGAATGCGGGCGTCAAGCTCGACAACGAAGCGGCACCGCGCGATGGTCAGCGCACCGTCGTGTGGGACCCGGCGACGAACGGCTCGATGGTCAAGGCTGCTGCTGGCCTGTTCAACCCGTCGAACAAGGTCGGCGCGCAATACGAGTCGGGCATCTTCTCGCCGTCCGGCCTCGGCTTCGACATCGGCATGGACCAGAACGTCAACGTGTTCACGACTGGCACGCGCACCAACGGCACCGTTTCCGGCGCAGGCCAAACCGGTTCGTCGCTGCTCGTGACGGGCCTGGGCGCTGCTGCCACGGTCAAGAAGGGCGACGTGTTCACTATCGCTGGCGTGTTCGGCGTGAACCCGCAGAACCGTCAGACGACCGGCGTGCTGCGCCAGTTCGTCGTCACTGCTGACGCAACGGCCGACGGCTCGGGCAACGCAACGCTGTCGATCTTCCCGGCGATCAACACCGCGGCATCGAACCAGCAGTACCAGACCGTTTCGGCAGGCCCGGCGAACGCGGCTGTGGTGACGTGGGACGTTGTTGCATCGACGCAATACAGCGCGAACCTCGGCTATCACAAAGACGCGTTCACGCTCGTGACCGCCGACTTGGAAGATGTCGCGCAGTACGGCGCATGGGGCGCTCGCCGCATGCACAAGGGCATTTCGATGCGTATCAGCCGCCAGTACGCGATCGGCACGGACACCGTTCCTTGCCGTATCGACGTGCTGTATGGCTACGCCGCGATTTACCCGGAACTTGCGGTAAAAATCGTTCGATGAGCTAGCGTCTAGCCCGGTTCTCGGCGCATTGAGCGCGGGCTAGCTCGCATCGCTCGTCGGCGCTGAGGGGCGCAGTTGTCAGCGCTCTCTCAGCGCTCCACTTTTGTACCTTGATTCGCTCCCACAAGGTCCCATAGGTGATGCCGACTTCATCGGCCCAGTGCTGCAAACACTGTGTCTTGCCATTGTGCGAAAGCATGATGTTTGAGCGCTTGTTTGATGCCTGCGCTTTTGCTGTGACCCACGCGCAGTTTGATGGCTCATAGTTGCCGTTGACGTTCTCGCGTTCGATTGTGGCGCCCACGAAATGTGATGAGCCCATGTCCGCGATGAACCCCTCCAAGTCGTGCCATTGGTCGCAAACAGTTATACCTCGCCCACCGTACTCGGGATACCGCTTGTCTTTTGGGTTGTAGCAGCGGTTTTTCATGTTCCGCAGGGTTTGGTACAGCGGATGTTGCGAGCGACCGTGCTTCGTTACCGCGTCGCGCTGAGCGCAGCCGCAGCTAATCGATTTCCCGCGTCGCATGGAATCAACGGTCGGCGCAACGTATTTCCCGCAATCGCAAAGACACACCGCTTTGTACTGATATGTGCCAGGCGGCTTTCCGATCGCCTTGACCACAAGTCGGCCATACCGGTCGCCGACTGATAGGGATTTTGCTTTGTGCGGCACAAGGCCGAAATCAGAAAGGTCCATGCTTGCCTCGTTAGGATGCCGTACAAAGCATATTACACCAATCCGGATAAGAAATGTTGCTATCTCAAGGCGAAAATATGGCCTCTGCCTACAGTTTCACTGAGTTTCCGAAGTGGGTCACTGGCCCCGATGGCGCGCAGAAGATCGTCAACAGCGCAGACGAACAGGCCGCGCTTGGCGACGGATGGACCGCGCCCGAATACGTGCCGCCTGTGCCGCGCGAAGAATCCCCCGAGTTCGTTGCCTATCCGAAGTGGATCGGCGACGCGCTCGTTCAATCGGCTGAAGAAGAAGCCGCGCTGCTTGGCGCCGACACGGCAGACGAGCGCGAAATTCTGATCCAGGTCGCCGCCGAAAAGGGCGTGAAGATCGATAAACGTTGGTCCGACGACAAGATTCGGGCCGCACTTGAGGCTGCCTGATGACGACCGCCGTTGACCTAATCACGCTCGCGTTGAAAGACATCGGCGCGCTCGGCGTCGGACAGGCTATTTCTGCCGACGATACCGCCGACGCGCTCGCCACGCTGAACATGATGCTCGGTCAGTGGCAGGGCGAACGCCTGAGTGTCTATCACCTGGTGGACACAGCCATCCCGTCGACCGGCGCGCAGTCTTACACCGTCGGCGCGGGTGGCAATTTCAACATTCAGCGGCCGATCAAGATCAGCGCGGCCTATGCGCGGCTGAACGCCGGCAGCGCAACGCCGATCGATTACCCGGTGACGATCATCGACGCGCGCGAGGACTACGCACGCATCGCGCTCAAGGCGCTGCAATCGTTCCCGTCGTATGCGTACTACGACCCGGCGTTCCCGCTCGGCAACCTGATCTATTACCCGGTGCCGAACAACACGTTCGAATTGCACATCGTGACGATGGAAGCGCTGCCGCAGTTCGCGGCGCCGGCAACGGTCGTCAGCCTGCCGCCTGAGTACATGGCGGCCATCCGCTACAACCTGGCGCTGTTTCTGGCGCCTTCGTATCAGATCGACCCGCAACGCACGCTGATCGGGCTTGCTGTGAAC